CCAACGGGTGTTCGCGGTTTTGGCATCAGGTTGTTCCTTGTCATATTCCCACTTGGGCTCGGTGAAGTTGTAGTCCTGGTGCGTCTTGATTTTTAGATAATTCAAGTTGAGCGCATCGAGATAACCCGCGGTCTGGTTGTCATCGGCCACAACCGGGGCCCGCTTGTGGAGAACATTGTCAAAACCTGCCTGTACTAAGGCCTGATCGCTGAATCGCTGTTGGGTCTGCAAGGTCCGCTCGTAACCATCCTTCAAAACCTCTGTGGTAATGCAAAGGTTGGGTTTCTTAGATGCGGCAACGCCGATTGCAGGGGTTCTGAATATCTTCTGCATGACCTTGAAGCTGATCGCCTCTGAAGTCGTAATGACGTTATCGCACCAAACCGACATATCAGTTTCGCAAATACCGCCGTATTTAGTACCGGCTGTAGTTTCGAACAAATTCCCAAGACCCATAAAACTGGGGGCGGTGCCTTCAGCATAGATCTCTGAGCCCATCTTGTTTCTGATTGTTTTCTCAATATTTCGCAGTTTCATGAGTACGAGTTTCACCATTGCCTCTGCACCACTGTTTTGAACCGTCTCATCTAAATCAATGGTGTTTGAAGCATAGTAGCCGGCCCATCCAAAACGGGCCGCGTTCATGATGGTTACCTTGTTCTGAGGAATCTTAGTGGTATTCCCGTAACTGCCACTATTCGCCTCGGCATACTCAAGAAAAACCCTAATCTTCTCGCCGCCATCAATAAGTTCGCTGGCCTTGACATAGTTCATCTCCATCCCGCCTCTGCCCATGAGTTTCCAAAGCAGGACGTTCTCGGTGAAGAATATGTCAATGGGCCTTTTGACAATGTAATCGGATGTAGCGGCCTGTATCTGTGTTAGATCAAAGCTCATAATTCAGTCTCCTTATGATTTACCCACCTCCCGCGCCTTGGAGAGCGGCTTTTAACATGCTGGCCTCCATTTCGGCATCGTTAAGCGGTGTTTTCGATTTATTTGTCTGTGTGATGCTCTCGCCTGCTTTCGTCAACACGGTCTTAGTGGCCGTATCCCCTGCCGCTAGTCTCGCGGCCTCTGCCTTGCCATTTTCAAAGGCTTCAGCAGCTTTGTAGGCAAAGTAGGCTGAGAAATCGTCATGCATCCCGCCGTATTCCTGCTTAAAGGGTTCGAGTTTTCCCGAATCCCTCAACGTGGTAAAGTCGGAATGGTCCTTCAGGAATTGCTTCTGAAGTCCCTCTGCATCACGTTCTTGTAAGGTTGTTTGGAAACTCTCGCTCGCCTTTGCCACTGCCTTTTCAGCCGCCATCTCTGCGGTAAGGGCATTCGACTGTTGCATGGCTTGTTCAATGCTGAGATCCCCATCTTCCAACTGCTTGTAGATGTCGGCAAGTTGGGACTCATATGTTGTCGTGGCTTCGCCGGGAGATCCTTCTTTCCTTGCCGCTTCCTGCATACTTGTGAGCTGCTCCGTGAGCGTTTTAGTTGTTGTTCTCAGTTGGCCGAGTTCATCGCCTTGCTCTCCGAGTTTGCTCTCAAGACTCTGGTAAGCCGCAGCAAGGGCCTCCGGTGACTCATATTCCTTGTCACCCACCTTGATCGTTTTCGGTGCTGCATCTATGATTTCTTCCGTACCCTCTTCCGGGGGAAGTGGAGCACCAGCGGGGATTATTCCCGCTTCTTCATTTCCTTTTTTCTCTGCCATGATTTTTCTCCTTTTTGGGACCCGCTTGGCTACGGGGTGTCCCTGGTTTATGGTTGTTGGTTCGGGATCTGCGTTATGCAGGGTGTCCCGGGTAAACGAAAAAAGCCCAACCCAGGAATTTCTTCCTAGATCGGGCTTCTAAATAACTCTGCCTTTATGACAGAGGTTTATCCGTTACCGATGGTGATTATTCAAATCGTTGTGCTATTTCATTACACAATCTCCTCTCGATTGTCCTTGTAAACCTTGCTTATCCCGCCCTCTCGGGCATGTATCTCCAACTTTAACATGCCTGTGGGCTTTTGGTCAAGCCAATCCTTGATTGCTTTGAGGATGGACTTCAGTTTATGTTCCTGTTTCATCATTTCCCGCTCAATCGTTCCCTGGCTTGGCTACCAGGAGTCTTTTGCCGATGGCTCTTTTTGACTGCTTTTCCACTTCCAAGATTCCCCATGGCTATTTGATAGCATCGTTGCATCGGATAACTTGGATTGTCCCGTTTGATGGCAACGGCCATTTCATGGAATTTCTGCGTGTGAATTCCTTTACCATCTGGTGGTTTTATGCCTGCATTTTGATAAATTTGTTTGATTCGTTTAGTCATTTTGAAACCTTTTTACACCGATATAAGCACTGGGCCGTATCCGTGTCGCTCCCCTATATCGTGCTTTTTCAGGTAGCGGTTAAACTCACTACGAGTCTGTAGGGGCCGTTCATCATCCGGTTGCAATGTCATGCAGGCACTTGCTAGCCATGTTGGTTCATCCCGTAGAGCACCGCGATTGCTGATAATGCGCTTTGCAGACTCCCCGCACTTGGGGCACTTCATATACTCCGTCTTGTCGAAATCGGAGATAGGCAATACCTCTTCAAAGGTGTTTCCACATTTGCACTCGTATATGTATATAGCAGCCATCACTTCTCCACGTATTCAATGATCCAGTCGGTGACAAACATATCAGTCGCAGTAAAGTCCTGCGGAAGCTGGCCTATGGGAATGATAAGTTTTTCAACGGAGAGACCTGATTCAATATCGAAGAGTTCTTGAACTGTAGGATCTGTGATTTGCAAAGGGATTACTTCTCCTCTTAGTTTAGAAAGTCTCTTTTCTTCTAAGTCATTCCTTGATTCTTTGGCCTCCAATATTTCTATTTCTTTTTTCTGTTTTTCGTGGTCCTGATCATGTTTTTTTGCCATATCCTCAAGCATCTCATGTAAAGTCTTCGCCTCTGTGCTATCGGTGATCATCTTTATGAGCTTAAACACCTTATATTTCAGTTCCGCCCTTAACCCTTGCGCTCCCCTGAGTTTTACAATGGCCGGATTACGTTGAAACCCGTCTATCATCCCATTGGTGAGGCTAACTAGTTCGCCCTTTTTCTCTTGCGGTTTATCCTTGTCCTTTTTGCTCTTATCGCTCATTGATATTACCTCTCCCATTATTTTATTTCCATTATTTCCTTAAATTCCTTGATCTGTTTGGGTGTTTTTACACCTGATGGCAATGTAATTTTTTGTTTTTTGGGTTTCTTTGTCTTCTTCACGGCATTCATAGCCCTCTCAAAAAGGCTTTGCTCTTTAACCTCTTTTGCTTTTGTGACAGGTACACCAATGTTATATTTCTTATAAAGTCTATTCAGTAGTTGTTCTTTTGTTTCGGCCATTATGCTGTTGCCGCTTCTTTCTCTCTCGCTTCAGTAGTCCTTCCTTCACTGCCTTTAGGATTTTGCGTTTTATTGCCTGGGCCTCCCTGAGGCATAAGAAGTATTTGTTTTAGGGCCATCGCATCCTCTTCAGGCATTCCAGCTTGCACAAGGATCTGAAGGGCCTGGTCAAGTTGCGTTTCCCCTATTCGTTCAATAATTTCCTTCCAATGCGGGAAGTTGATGGTTTCTAATAGTGCCTGCCGATCAATAGCATTGAGTTTGTAAATCCTTTCTGCCGTATCCGCCAGCCACACACTTGACCGTGGCATCATGCTCCCTGATTCAACGGTGTACTGAAATTGGCGCCCTGCGAAATTCTGTCCGATAAACTCTTTCCTTTCGCCCTGCACATCCACACTTTCGAGCTTTGCCCCAAAGTTTTGCTTGAATGATATGGCCCACTGCCCCCGTTGCTCCACGATATACTCTACGGATTCCCGTTTTGACTGCATAAGTGCCGCATTACGTTCCTGTAGTGCCTGAATCGCGGCGGCGGCCACTACCCTGCGCGGTGTCTGCCCCCTATCGGCGTCCTCGATGGCGTATATCCGGTCAAAGAAGGCAACAATCCGGTCCAGGATATTAAACCACTCTGCGGGAGGGTTCGGCACCTGGACATAATAGATAGAACCAGCAGGCATCGGCTTACTGGGCATGAGAATCAAGTTCGGCTTATTCGCCCTCGATTCGATCATATTCTTTGTAATGCCAAATCCCTGGGGTACAATCAGCGGCGGTGACATAACACGTAATGCATAGGCCACCAGACGGCTTGCAATCTCGCTGATCTTGTTGATAAGATCCTCGGTTTGCTCTGCTGCTGAGAATCCCCACAAAGAAGTAGTGTCTTCATAAGAGTTCGCCTTGTAGAACGGTAGATGATCCCACGCATGTGTTTTCTTCGCTAACTCAGGGGGTAACTCAGGATTTATGTTTGGATTCGGTGTATCGGCTAAAAGCAGGTTCCCTCTGTTGGTTATGGTAATAACTCTGATATTGCCGGGATACTTATCTTTCTTGGTTGCAGCTTCCTGAAAAATCTCTTCCCCCGTGTCCTCATTAATGCCCGCTGATATCCGTTCTGTCGTTTCCGCTTGACTGAAGTCCCGAATCCATATTTGTACTACAAGGGCGCGTCTTTGTCTGACGCCCATCCCCGTTTCAGTAGGGTAGGCCACAGGATCGAAGCCCGTATAACTCACACTCTGTACGCCCCTGCCATCTGGCATTTGCCTGTTTTCCTCTCTGTCTTCTCCGAGAATATTATATACGTCATCGGCTTCCACGCCTTCTACTTCAAATTTCTGTTCAATGCCTTCTATCGGTTCCGCATAGGCATTGCAACAGTAAGGCAAATCGGTTGATATATCCTCATAATATCCAGGCGCAGGAAAGAAAGAGAAGCAGTCCAATACCGCTACATTGGGCATCTTCCGGTCATAATCCCAGTAGGGATGTTCGGCTGTGATTCCGTAGGTCTCCATTTTAAGGCCGGATGTTTTGAGTTTCATCCTTTGCTTGGTTGTCTTCCACCATTTACGGAGCCAACTCGTTAAAAGCAGGGCAGATGAGATTTCCTCTTCCTCTGATTCGCCGGAGAGGTCTATCACTTCCGCAACGGGATCGCGGGAAGTAATGTTTGATACCGTGCGCTCCACATTGGAGAAAAAGAGGTTGATGGGCGTAAAGCCCTTTCGCTTTTTATCACCGGGCTTATCAAGGCTCGTATCGCCTCGCCTGAGCTTATCGTTCGCCCTCCATCGGTCGGGAAGGCCTTGCCTGTCCCTTTCACTCCATGCAAGCTCAAATAGTTCCCATGCGAACTTGGGCACATCGGCGTGGCCTTCAGGGGGAAGGTGAGAAAGGTTCCATGTAGTATTTTCAAGTACGGTATTTGAGTTATCGTATTTGGTCATCTACTTTATTCCTTTAGCACTTCCCTTTCTTGCCGCCTGTCTTGCTTCCGGTTCCCTTTCCTGGGGCTTTTCCCTTACCACCGCCACTACCGTCTCTTCGGCCTCCGCTTTTACTTGGAGGCCCGGTTCCATCTTTTTTAGGCATGATCAATCTCCTTCTTTTCAAGTTTATCCCGTATATCCAACAAAACCTCTGCAATCACGGTTAAAAGTCTCTGATTATTCCGGTGACCTTCTATCTCGTAATTTTCATCATAGGCCGGAAGATTGAGGGGTATGTCCTTTTCAATAGTTTCTCTATCTCTCATTTATGCACCCTCATGTGAGCACCGAGATTTGCTTTGGATTTGAATTCACGCTGGCAAACAGGGCATATCCACTTACCTTTACCGCTATTATTGGGTAATTGGCCTGGTGGTAATACCTGCTTCCTCACCATCAAATGTCCTGATGGTGCCAGTTGTGCGCCGCATTGAGGACATTCAAGAAAGCCATAGCCTGCCGTAGGGTCAGGAGGTGGCTCTGTCCAGCCATAGGACTTCCAAGGCTCTTTAAGCCGTATCATGCCGGCATTGGCATCAATGCCAGACTTGAAGTTCTTCGTTGTCTCGTGATAGCATTCCCCGCAACCGGGGCAGATTACATCTAAGGGCATTATTCCTCCTCCCCCATACTCTCTACTATACTTGGTGTAGGCATCTTCTCTTCTTCCATCTGCCCCCTGAATCTCAAGGCAGCCGCAGCGGTAGCAGGCGGCATTTCAGGTGGTTCCATATCAGGCATCTTCTTTTCCCACTCTTCTTCGATGTTAAACACCTCGCCTTTGGGTTCGCGGAGTTTGAATAGGGATTCACTGGGGTCCCTTTTGGTCTTAAAGACTACGTAAGCCCCCAGCGCAACAGCCGCCAATGTGAGAAGAGCACCCATGGGGTAGAAGATCAGTATGTACCATGATGGCATGTTCATTTCTTGGCCTTCCCCTTTGGTTTGGGTTTTTCAGATACCGTAGCTTGGGCTACTTGATGGCCTTGAAGATGTTCTACTACTTCCTGTTCAACCGCACTTATCACTTTTTCCAGTTTATTTATTGTAGCCACCATCTCGTTGAGCCTGTCGAGAAGTACGCCTTTATCCTGAATATCGTGCATCTCAAGTTTCATGATCATCGTTACAACCTCTTGTTTTATATGGGGAGAGCCTAAGCCCTCCCCAGGTTAAAGGTTTAATTATGCAAATGGCCCGCCAGCACCAGCGGTAACTGCACCAGTAGCGTCAAGAGGCGTCCACCATATATGAAAAATTAAAATTCCATCAGTTGCAGCATGGGTACCAATGGTATACCCTACATCAACCCCTCCGACTACAACTACATCAAACAAGCCACCTGTAATCGTATTGGTTGCATTAGCAACACCAACCGGAGTAGTCGGGACCGCTCCATAGACGCCCGACACAACATCACCAGCGGAAAAATCTGCGGCACCACTATCAAGATCGACTGCGGCGAAAATAGCATCCGTGTTGCCGGCTACGCCAAGGGCTATCGTTCCATCGCTTGAAGTAGTAACGACTGATTCCGTCACTTCAACCATTATTTGTAAACGACATGCTCCCGTAACAGCCGCAATTTCATGGGCTGCCGTCGTATTCCATGTACCAACTCCTAAATCGGCGGTAACAGCAAAATAGTTTGGATGATTATATGAAGCGTTGGCTGCGGCTTCAAGAGCCTCTAGCCGTTCATACACAGAACCATTAGCATTCGGCACAACAGCGGATGTAATCATGGCATTATCGGCATCGTTTACACCTATCATACCAGCTATGCCGGTTACGGTATCCGCAACGGCCACACCATCGGTTCCGATACAATCTACAAGGGACTTACTTGCCCCAAGGTCGGTTCCGAGCCCGGTATCCCCACCGGCGATATATCTCTGCAATGAGCCCGCTACAGCCGTGGCGGGAAGGGTTTTCTGATACAAGGAAACCAATTCATCTCTAACAAACAAGACCTTATCACCGGCTGCCAATGCGGTTGTCGCACCATGGGTAAATGTGCCACTTGCCGTCACATAGGCCGTGACATCAACGACTTCACCTTCCGGGGCTCCACCAATACCACCAGCATCCCAAAGGACGATCATCGTCCATCCTGTCTTAAAATAATCGGTTCCGAAGCCTTTAAGGGCGTCATAAACGGAATGTGTGGTATCTGCCGAACTCGTAACTGCGGCAGTATAGGCCAACGGGGAAGGCGTGGTTGCGAGAATGGCGTCCAGATCGGCTTGCGTGGTTATATCAAGAGCATCAATCTGATCTCTGATAGCTTCCAATGAGTCTGTTGCCGGATCAAAGGTGGCCGAGCTTCCATCATCGGCTATTTGGCCTAATACTGAGGTTAAATGCACAGTGGTTGCAAAGCTGGTGTCAACAGCATTCTTGACGAGATGGTCAAGATTATCTGCATCGATCGAAGCGGTGACGTTACTTTGCTGTTGACTGTCTGCAACCTGATTGCCTAAGGCCTCCAACGAATCTGTAGTATTATCGTAAGTTGTGCAGACTGCCGGATCATCATCTCCTAAGATTTTGCAGATAATGCTATCTTCAACGCCAGCAGAGGGAAATGCCGCCACTCCATCGGTTACTGCCAGTAAATGATCTATATGAATACCTGCACCGAGAGTTATTCCACTTCTCATAATATCGCTAAGAGCCTCTAAGGAATCCGTGCTGTTATCATAAGAAGTACATACGGCGGGATCGTCATCACCGAGGATTTTACAAATGATTGAATCCTCTACGGCTGTCAGTGGGTATACTGCGCCGGCCCCATCGGTTAATGCAAGCAGATGATCGAGATTTTCATCTACCAGGGCGTCGTTAGCCTCGCTTTCCATGATTGCTAACTCAGTCGCACTCCACGGTGTAGCACCATCCTCATGGGTGAACACCTGGACAGCCATAACGTCATCGACCTCATCATTAGCCCAATAGGTCTCAAAGACATCCAAACCACCTGAATCAAGAGCTGTGGCGTATGCATCAGTAACAAGCATACAATGGGCGATTACACCCGTTGCACTATTGGAACTGATCTCGATGGCATGGTCATCATCGTTGAAGTTGTAGATGTAATTGTGATGGATATTGACATCAAGAATTGCAGCTGCAGAGTAGATGGCCGCTGAGGAATAATCCCCTTTAAACGTATTATAGGCAATCTCAATATCTTCGGCTGCGGCACTGAAATTAATCGCTGCGGTAGTCCCCGTGTCAGTACTCCCGGTAAATTCGCAACCTATGACTTTCATCCGATCGGCATCGGCATTTCCGGTGATAACGAGGGTGGCCGCCTCAGTTGAATCGCCTGTAACGATTCTACAGCCAATTAACTGAAATCCAGCCACGGTCACGTTGAACATATCGTCCGGACCGTCTGAGGACGTGGATGATCCGTCAAAGATCATGTTTTTGAATAACACATCTGCGGCACTTACCGGGATCGTAGCATCCGAATCATTGGCCCATGAAAGAGTAGGCCGTTGGTTGCCCGATCCATATCCAATAATAGTTATCCCAGCCTTATCACACACGAGATCCGTGGCAGCGTCTATGGTGTCCGTATGTCCCGGGGCTACATGAATCACATCGCCATTGTCTGCGGTGGCAAGATTATATGCCTCATCAATGGTGATAACGGCATAATCCCAACTCTTTCCGTCCCCGGAAGCGCTCTTTCCGCTGTCCACATACCAACTATCTCCCGCGATGACCGGGTTTTCGCTCTCCAAAACGAAGTCGTCAAGAGGCTTGTATGCCTGGCCTCCCCCTACCAATACCACCTTGCTCTGATCTGCGATTGCCGGACTTACCAGACAAAACACAAAAAGCAAGGCAAGAACCATTGGCACTGTTCTTATTAAGCGCTTAAAAATTCGATTTCCCATCTTTCATTCTCCTCTTTCTAGTTAATAGTTGTCTCATTATGCTAACCGCAAAACGTTTCCGCCCTATGCGGGATCTCTTGCGGGAGATACATATCTTATCATTATCTGGTGCAAATCCATAGACTCACGGTAACCGGGCTCGCTTTTCCGGTCTCGGTGATAATAATCTTTCCAAATGCGGCACCTTTTCCACTCGTGTATTTGATGATGTCGCTTGCGTTGCCTACTAAGGTCAATCCAGTACCTATTTTAGTGCCGTTGAGTTCCCAATCATCCCCGTTTACGCTCTCAGCGAGTTCAATATCAATCGTGCCGGCACCCGAAGCAGTAAATTTGTACTGTACGACAAGATCATTTTCTCTCGTCTGTTGCAGGTCGAAAACCGCCGATGTTGCGTCGTGGTCTGCGACTAATACCTCATCCTCGAATAGTTGCTGGACTACTCTATCTATGTTTTTGTCCACATCAATACTCCTCTAAGTTAAAGACTGTTTCGGTGTCATAAATGACAGGGTTTTGTTGTAATACCCCTCCAACGGCAAACGCTATGGCTGTAATTGCAGGAACATCGAAGGGTTTAAGCCGTGCTAAATCCTCTTCTCTCTTGACCGTCATCATGTAGTTCTTCAATTTCTCGCAATCTCCCCTGACCAGCACACTTTTTTTGTGCTGTAAAAGCTCTAAATAACTCTTAAAAGCATTCGGTTGATCTGCATAAAGTCCAGGCAGCGGATAAAACCCATTCTCTTCGTTTTGCATTCCATGGGTTGCCGCATAATATCGATCGATGGCGGCCTCATCCATTTCGCAATGAAAGCCTCCCTGTAAGATGGGATATGTGTAATATTTCTGTTGTAGATCAATACACCCTGATACGAAGGCCTTGTATCCTACCCTTCTATCAGGTTCAAATTCTTCCAAACACATGATGAGGTGCTCTTGATGATCGACATCTATTTCCCTGGCGAGTGCGACAATGATGGCAAACCCGGGATACCTTCGCCCCTCTGGATAAAATCCGCCTGCAACGTGGGCATACTCATCCCCGGTTTCCTTGTTGCGGTAATAATATTTCGGCTTTCTCTCCGGTTCCGGATTGTTGGTAATTTTAGCGAAGTCCCTTTCTCCCTGAGTTATCTCAGGTTGAGGAATCGCTATTCTTTCAATAATCGAACCCATGTTAGCCATGTGTCACCTGGTTAGGTTCAGATTTTCCTATCGAAAACTCTTGGGCTTTAATTATTTGATCTTCATCAAAAAATCGTAATAATAACTCTTTGATTTCGCTATATTTCATGTTTTCTGTTTTCTTACAACTCCATACTGAAAAATGAAGCATTTCAACGCACAATCTCAAGGGGTATTCAATTTCTGAAACTGCAGTTTGTTGTTTTTCGAGATACTTACGAGTACATTCTAAGGAGAAATCATAATAAAGTCCTTTTGATAATCCGCTCATACCGTAAGATTGTTCAATCTCTTCAGCTATTTTTTTAAATAACATTTTATCCATTGATTTAATCATAGCACTCCGCAAATACCGAATCAGAGCCATACTTCCTCGCCATAGTCTCATAATTAAATGCATGGCGAAAATGGTCTGTTCCCAGCTTTACATAGATATATCGCCTTGATCCGGTAGTTTCGTCCTCTTCAATCTTCTTGGCTACATTATGGAGATGCTTGGCAAAATCCTCGGTCATTTGACATCTCTTCGGGAGAACAAGGGATTGCCCTGCTATCTCCTTATGGCTTGCATCCAATGACTCCGTGCGATTACATTGCACTATCAACTCTTCTTCGTTCCAGGCGTAAGATCCTTTCTGGTGCTCGTTATAGTAATTCAGGAACACCTTGCCCCTGTGACGTTCTGCAAAGGCCCGGGCATTTCTCATCTCGGGAAGGGCATCAACCACACACCGGCTCACATTGAACTTTTTCATAAGCCCGTCAAGGTCTTCCCAATCCTTATAGATTTGGAGGTGAACCAGTTTCCCGGATTTCGGGGGGTATCTCTTGCCAATCACCGTATGGAGGTCTTTGCCTTGGTCCACACCCATAAAGCAGGGCCCAGTATCCCGGTTTACTATTCCGTCACTACCGCATAAGTCCAATACTTGATCTATATCCAACCTGTTTTCCGCTTCGATATACGCTTTCCCCAATTTAAGCCGAATGAAATTAGCCTTATCAGTGTCGGGGTTTTCCCAGGCATCTAAGAGTGATTTAGGATTTATCCAGTAAAGAGAAGGCTGCCCTATGGCAAATCCAAGAATATCCTTTTCAGAGGTTCGGCCTGCAACCCATTCACCGAATCTCGGGTCTAAATTCAAACCACAGTGGGGACAGGTACGCATAACAGATCCGTCTTTCTGGCGCTGGAATAGTGCAGGGAAATTATCATCGAGATCAAGGCAGGTGTACTTACCACAATGTTGACATTCGATATGCCAATACTCCTGACTGGACGGCTGGAACTTTTTGTCTATGCCGTAATCAGGCAAGGTAGGATTAGCAAGATAGGATTTTGTATGAATTGGCGATTTTGAAAGGCGGCCATCGACAAACTCATCGATTCCGGGATGCATCTCATCATACTCATCGTGAACTGCATGATCAGCAGGGTCACCCTTCAAAGCTGCGGAGGTTTTCATCTCACCGCGGAGATCTTGCCCAAGGCGACCAGACCGGAAGTATAAAAACCCTGAGCCAATTCTTTTCAGGGTTGCACTATCGGTATCTCGTACATATTGGCCGATTGTGTCTGGGTTATCTGAGATAAGAGGTCTGAAACGTGATTTGGAAAACTCGGACACCTTATCTTTGTTGGGAAATAGATAGTAGACGCCTGTAGGGTAATAGCCATAGATCATGCCATTAAGCACATTCAAAACTTCGCTTTCAGTAAATGTTGCCTGTGTACCCTTCATAATAACTTTGATGGGTGGCCTGACCGACATAGGGCGCACCTGAAATTCATGGCCTTCTAGGGTAAAATATCCAGCCACGAGGCGAATATTGCTACTATACGCCCAATACCAAGGGTTGTAGGCCTTTATAGCCGCTTCAGCCCCTGGACTTAATTGTTGCACGATGTTTGCCGCTGATTGCATCAATTACCTTTTCGGTTGCCTTAGCTATCAATTCCCTGTCTTCCGTGGTAAGTTGGGGTATAATCTTCAAAAAACCTGAGTGTTCATGCTTATCAGCCGGATAATGACCTCTTTGGGCGTGTGCATCTTTCCGAGCTCCCTCGCGGATACCCTGAAGGGCGACCTTGTATCTGATTATGGTTTCGCCATCACCATAAAACTCATTGCCTTTTTTATCATGGTATGTCATGCCACTAACCGCGATTATCTCAAATCCATCTGGTAGATCTGCCTGTTTAACAGCTCCTTTTACTTTGATGATCCTCGGTTCCTCGGCTTCGAGCGCCTCTTTAAGTTGTGTGGCTAAGGTTATATTCGTAATCCCCAACTCTTCCTGAGTCGTCCGATTCAGGTTGCGCTCATCCTCACCGTAGAGGGCTTCAAAATCAGGTTTTTCTGTATCATCTTTTTGGGCCATCATTCATATCCAGCTTCGAGATCTAAAATGTAGATAAAAAGTTGCACCGCATCATCCTTATCGAAACAAACATAATCGCCGTACTCATACACATCAATCTGGGGCTTTATCGGCTTCTCCGGCATCCGACAGGTCATGCACCCGGCCATGAAAATGGTCAGCGAGAGCACCAGCGGGATCACTAGCAGCTTTGTCAGCCTTGTCTTGCCGTTCTGTTTGCCGTTGTGCATACCATAGTCTCTCAATGAGCATTGCCACACGATTCAGAAGCTCCGCAACTACCTCAATCCAGTGCATCAGTCTTTGACTTTCTTGGTTTCCCTAATCTTGGAAATCAGGGCCAATAGACCGGCAACACCTGTGAGAATAGCCGTAATGACCTCATTGGCGCTACCTACATCCTCGGCACCCATCGAATAGCCGAATATACCAAAGACGAACGCCAGTAGAGCTAAGACAGCCGCTCCTATCCGGCCCCATAATGCACTTACGACCCAACTATCTTTTTCGTACATGATTATTCTCCTTTCACCATTCGTTTAAATTTCCGCCACATGGCTACGAGTATAATCCATAGCCATGTTGTTAGTTTTGTGGGTAGATATTGCCACATCATACTTACACCGCCCCCTGCTTGCCCTTGTCATACAGCAAAATCCCCTGCGCCAGTTGCATCCCGATCCGTCGTCGGAATAGAGGATTGACGAATGCTGTATGCTCATTGATGTTGTCGATAAAGCCGGTTTCGATGAGTAGAGCCGGCATCTTGGTTTCCTTTAGTACGTAGAGATTTTTGGTCTCTTTCACCCCTCGAAAATGATGCTCAGGGAAAAAACTATCCACATGGCCTTTGATATGGTTTGCGATCTCTAAACTCTTGCTGTCCTTGGGTCGAATCCATATCTCCTCGCCCTTGCCCTCCGGCATCCCTGACTCATCAGGGTCAGGGTCAGCATTAGTGTGGATCGAGACAAATAGGTCTGCGCCCCACCAATTAGCGATCTGAACACGATCAGCGAGGGGAACATACACATCTGAGGTACGGGTGAGGGCTACACAGTGCCACAACTGAAGGCGACTAAGGCATGCCAGGGCCATATCGAGAACTATATCAGCCTCTCGCAGAGCCCGGAACATCGCCCCTGAATCTTTACCCCCGTGGCCTGGGTCTAAAACTATTTTAAGCGACCTGCGAGATTGTTCCATCGAAATATTCTGTCCAATACTGTCTGTTAATATTAGTTTTGTGATGGCATAAATGACAAAGTGTTATCAAATTATCGTCCAAATTATGCCTTTTATTATAATCAATATGATGAACATCATGCGCTCTTCCCTGTTCCTTTATTTGGCATAATTGACAAGTGAAATTGTCCCTTTGTCGGATTCTAACTTTAAGTTCTTGATTGAATTCGATACCATATGGTTCATAAGATTTTCCACCTAACCAAGCTGGATTATTTTCTCTGGATACATCAGCATGATTTGCTTTTATTTTCGCTATTGATTCAACCTTATGCTTTTTGCCATAAAAAGGATTTTTTTCACCGCTATATCGTCCTAACAAATTTTGGCTTATTTTATTCTTAGTATTTTGGTCTCGGCGTTTTCCTTTATTCCATGGTGCTCTACCCTTCATCGACATACTTACTTTTCTTTTGAACTCTTCTGATTTTTTAATTCCTTTTAGATGAGAGGGAGCGCCTTTATGTGGGCCACATTTTCTTACATTAATATTGTGAATTCTCAACCAACGGCGAATTGTTTCATAAGAAACTCCATAGATATTTCCAATTTGGGTCAAAGAAAGACCTTCTGTTTGATATTTTTGAAAAAGAAATTTATGGCCTGGGTCAATAACTATTTTCATGCTATATTTCCTTGGGTCTGATAATATCCATTACGTCGACCACCTCTAATCCCCGCAGATCCACTGCCATTAAGGACGAACAGGCTTAGTGTGCCGCTAATTGTGCTAAATGATAATGAATTATAACAATGTATGGGGTAGCCGAAAATCGATGAATATCGAAGAATATCGGCGTATATGTGCGTATGAGTGAGATTAGGTTTCATTTCGTGGTTTTTGCTCCTTACATGCCTTTTCGGTTGATCAATCTCTTGTGTGGTGGCACATGAAACGAGGAATAGGAGGGCTAAACTAACGAATAACCCTCTAAAAATAGAGGATGGACCTGGGCTGCCGGAGGTGTAACAACCCAGGCCCGGGGAGGTGAATATGAGGAATGGATGCACCATGAAACATAGACTACATCTACGTTTGCGGGATGTCAACCCATGGTCTACTGGTAACAAAGCAGGTTCACACTACAGGTAAATACACAGGTAAAAATGCACCTTTTTTCAACTTTTTTCATTTTTTTTATTCCCATTTTCTCATAGCGAAATATCTCATGATTATTGAAGGATATGCACAAGCAGTCCATCTCTTCCTCTTCCCTGTACTTCCCAACCGTACCATAAAAACAACTCCAACATCTTTCAGTTCAGAGCCATATTTTTTCCGTAGGGTTTGAGCACTAAAGGGAGTCCATCGAGCTATTTCATACCACGTCTTCACTATTTTCTCTTCTGGCATTGACGTGCTCATGCTTTATCCTCACACACCGCACAATAACCCTATGAGGAGATGTTCAGTCATATTTTCCCCATCTTCCTCGCAATCTCATTAAATTCTAACTTCCTGGCCTCATGCTCTGCAATAGCTTTTGCCTCATTCGCATTCTGGTGTTTAATCTGTATGATGTGATTCATGTAGGCTGTCGGATCTCGCGTGGTTGCACGGTACTTCCATAGCTGTTCAAGGCATTCCTGGATAAGCTCTGGAGCTATATTGTTATTCATTGCCTGTTGTCTCCACTGCCAAACCATCTTTTTGTTTTTAAAAAAGGTCGAAAGGGTCTGGCAAAGGTGATGAGTTTGTTCGATGAGCTCTGCGTAATCTTCTTTTTCTTTCTTGATTTCTTTTTCT